GAACCTTGATTGTCGTACAGTCACCGAACTTTGCTTTTAATCTACGACCTTCATTGATCATATTTTCAGCATCGCCTACGACTTCCATAGAGATATCACTGATACCCAGATCTTTTAGTTCTTGGTAAACAGTTTCTGGTTGTTTACCACTCTTCATAATAAGGGTAGGGTTGGTTGTTACACCATCAATAAGACCTGTTGCGTACGCTTCCTTAATTTCGGAAACGTTAGCAGAGTCAATGAAAATCTTCATAGTTATTCGTTAGCAAGTTTAGCAAAGTAGGATAATGCGTCATCTTCTTCTTCTACTGGAGCAGATGCCGACTTGAAGGAAGGAGCTGCGGATGCTGCTATCTCAGTAGCACCTTTTACCTCTCTATACTTTCCTTCTGACTCATCTTCCAACTCAGCGTCTGGTATTCTGCGAGTTGGTTGAGTACTAAGAACTGTCTGTAGACGAGTCTCTAATTCTTCAAAAGTTTTGAACTTATCAGGAGCAGTAAAGTCAGTAAGACTATACTGTTGCTTCCAAAGAGTTTCTAACTCTGAATCATCAAATCCCTTAAGTGTGCTTGGTTCAGCAAACTCAGACTTGTCATAGTTCCAATAACCTTCTACCTTTCTGATCTTCACCTTGAAGTCAGCACCCTTCCAGAAATCGAAAGGATTGATAGGAGTCTCATCAGCAAATGCGGGTTGCATTGCTTCTGTAAGTTTGTCAAAGATCTTCTTACCATACTTGTAAAGGAATACTCTTCCTTCATTCTGTGGATTAGCAGGATCTTGAATGACATAGATGTTGCTGTAGTAAGATAACTTACGTTTTTGCTTACGAGCAATTTCTTTGTCAGCGTCACTACCGCTATTCCATAAGGTTCTGTTTAGGTCTGAAACAGGATCTTTTTTGCCTAAAGTTGTGAGAGAGTTCTCGATATACCATCCACCAGGACCTTGGAAGGCATGACTCCAAACTTGTGCCCAAGGAAGGTCTTCTCCATCGGGTGCGGGGAGGAACCTGATTACTGCGTAACCATTACCCGCTTTGTCTACTTCTGGTTTCCAAAGACGCTCATCAGCACCTCTAGTTTCTGTCTTATTAAGTGACTCTGCCTTAGAAAGCAGATCAGTATAACTTGACTTTTTAAGTGAAGCAAAAGACATTGTATTCTCCGTATTGTGTGTATTGTACTGTATAGTCGTACGTTCTATTTATAGCAGAAAAGGAAGTCGTTGACAAGGCTTTCGGACTTCTCCTTGCCAAACTTTTGTGCTAAGTAAGGACCCACTGGATCCAGTCTAGTCATATAAGTATCGAAATCCTTATAGATGTTTGTGTCCGTCCCTTTCGGTTGATTTAATTCTATCATCTCTTTGTATTTTGTCAAGTACTGCTTGAATGTGTCGAGGTGCTCATCAACCTCTTCCATCTTACAATACCTCACATAGATGTTCTCTGAGAAGTGATTACCACGTTCAAAGAAACGATAGTCTTGAGTACATTTAGGTAGATCATCTACACCAAACAGATATTTCTCTGTTGGGTGTTGGAAGTCAAAAACTATGATGACTCTCTTCTCTGTGAACCCCATGAGATCCATACCGAAGCATGGTAGGTTCGCTCCAGTGTTAGGATAAATGATCGTATTATATACGTGTGTCTTATCACTCCATATATCTACTTCTCTAGATTTAATGAAGTGCTTGTTCTTGTAAATCTTAGCAGTGAGGTTAGTACCTTTGCCTTCCCACTCTGCCCATGTATTTTGATACTCTAGATCAGGGAAGGTATTGAATACTGCTTCCTTCCAGTTCTTCCACAAATTCATTCTTCACAACTCTCCAATTCTTCAATAGCATCAACTGGTACTTCATTACCACCTATGTTATACCAGTGAACATCATTTCGTATGCCTAGGTATGATAGATCACTAAAACTATTCTCTCTTAGCATAGCTTGTAATCTATAATGTATAAGTTCAGATTTCTTCATGTTAAAGGTTCAATTCCGTAAGGTGTCAAATCATAGTATGGGATAGTCAAAGGTTCACCCTTACGTGGTTTTGGTTCTCCTATTTTTGCTAGGATATCACCAGGTATTTTCTTGAGAGTGATGTCATAAGGTATGGGTGCGTTTGCTACACATACCCTTACACATTCCCACTCTTCTTCAGTTAATTCAATGTGGGTCATAATAACGAATAAGTGCTCCTGTTGCCACAATGAGCACAATAACAACAATGAGAGCGATCATTTTGCCTCCTCTAATTCTTCGATCATTTTTTCTACTTGTCCTTTGAGAGAGTTGTAGAATTGTGAATTTACATGCTCAGGTTTCATTCCCAACAATGTTGCTGCTTCACGAACCTGTGCCAGAATACGTTTTGCTTCTGGTCTGTCAGATAGAGTGACACGCATGAACATTGTCTGCTGTAGATCAATGAGTTCCAACAGCTTTACGAGTTGTTGGATCTTCTGATCCACAGTCAGTATAATACCCATACGATTGATGTCAACGTATAGGTCTTGCATTCTTTTTAATTCGTCCTGAACAACGTCAGACTCGAAGAATTTCATAGGTATAACTCCTTGAGAACGCTGCGATGCTTATCGGTAGATGTCTTCAGTAATGGTTCGTACTTCATGATCTTAGTCTTAGCATCTTGCCAAACTGGGTCGGTGGCAGTAACGTCTTTACAGAACTCAAACATCTTTTCCATTATAACCACCGACTCTAATTCTATTTTACCACCCATCCACAATTTAATCAAGGTCGGGTGTGGTTTGCCAGTGAACAAATCATTGAAGTTGTCACATGACTCCTTCATTGTACGTGCATCGTTCTGAAAAATATATGATAAGGATTGCAGTTTTCTTATATAGTCGAGATAGTTTCTTTCTCCGTTGGCGGTCATTGCACCAATCCACTCACTATTCTCTTGTACAAAATTTGATAGATAGAACCTAGCTAATTCCTCCTCGTTATACTTGCGTGATAGTTTTACAAAAAAATATTTATCCTTTCTCTTGTCATATGTCTCTGGTTTTGCCTTAGCAAATTGATTCCTTGCGAAGTCGTAAGTTTTGGTCTTAAAATGATTACGCATGGCAAGGTACATGCGGTAAGCATCATACCCCTTCACAGTGCTAAAAATCCTCTGCTCCCCTTCTTGATGAAATTTAACTTTTGTGCTTCGTACTTAAGTTTTTCCTTAAGTGGTTTGTTGATTAATTTATTTACCCCTTCTATCTCAATAGATTTCTCTTCACAATACATAACTATTGCTTCGATATAATTTAGTGATCCATCTTTGACGATGTTCTCAATCTCAAGCGAAAACTTGCTCGCAGTCATAAAATTTTCCTCTAGGGCATCATTTAGTTTTTTACCAGTCGCCATGTTTGTCCTTGTAGTAGTCTATGTACTCTTTTAGTTTGGGTACGTACGTAAGAATGTCCTTCTTAACAAAGACTTGTGGAGTTCCAGTTTCCACAGCGATGATGGTTACAAGTTGTTTTACCTTTAAACCTGTAAGTTCTTGAAACATTATAGCATAAGCGGTTTCTTGCGAGAAGTAGTCTTGTATCCACTCCTCACGTTTGAACTTAGTTGACGTTTTAAAATCTATAATCGCTAGTTCGTTATCATATTCAGCAATACAATCGACTCGTCCTGCGAGTTTCAATGTGTGAGAATATAGAGATTCTTCTAGTGCGTGTATATTATTTATCTTGTCAATATAAGGTCTTATTTGGTGGAACAATCCTAATGATAGCACGTCATCCCTGTATTTGTCTAGGGGTTTGTTACTTAAATAATCTTCTGCTAACTTATGACATTTGTTGCCACGTGTAGTCGCACGTTTAGATATAGCATTAGCCTCTTCCTCTCCTACCTTACGTCTCCATTCCATGATGGATTTCTTCTTCATCTCACCTATCACAGTTGTAACAGAAGGGTAGGCATTACCCTCAACGAAGTAACGTCTACCCTGTTCTGTTGTCTTTGCTTTTAGATTTGGAAAATTATGTATATTAAGATGCTTAAAGTCCAAGATTCAATTTATTAATGAGATAAGATTTCACCAAACCAGATCGGATGATATCCTGTATCCCAAACTCTACCATTTCAAACTCATCCATACCTTGAATGATTTTCATGAAGTCTAGAATACCGTTCCTCTCGTTTGTTTTGACAAGATCAGTTTGTGCTGCGTCACCCGCAAAAATAATTTTTGTGTTGACACCTAATCTAGTTATAATACTATCTAACTCGTGGAAATTCAAGTTCTGTGATTCATCTACCAATACGATAGAGTTATCCAGTGTAGTACCACGTAGGAAAGATGTTGACCAGAATGAGATAGTCTCCTGTGCTTTTAGATTAGCATATAGCATATCAAAGCTAGCATCATCAGGCATCTTGAACATATAACGTACCATGTTCTGATATGGTATCTGATACAGTTCTGCCTTGTCATCGTGGTCACCAGGTAAGAATCCAATCTCTCTGGTTGGCACTAATGATCTGACGATGTACAGTTTATCATAAGATGATTGCTCATTAAGGATCTCTTGTAGTGCGAGGTACATACCAATAAAGGTTTTACCTGTACCCGCTGCTCCATATAAGTAGAGATTCTTTTGCTTAGAGAACGCATCAAAAACTTTCTCCTGACTTGGAGTCAGGGGTTTTATCTGAGTTAGATATCCTGAGTTAATGGGTTTGCGTTTCATTTGTCTTTTGGTCAATCCAACCATAGAAGGTTGTTTCTTTTCTTTAACTGGCATAGACTAAGGAGCCTCGAATTTAGCGTAAGGATGATGTTTTTTGACATTACGAAGTCGGTCTTTGAAACCATCAGGTAACTTGTCCTGATAATCTCCTACACCTGAGACAGCATCGCAGACTCCTGCGTTCCAATCTTTGTCCCAATCGGGATGGTTGTCTCTCCAATCCTCATACTGAGCAAGGGTCATTGAGAGTTCTTTCATCTCTCCTGTTTTTAAGTTTTTAACTGGGTAAATTGCCATTATGTTGTCCAATCAAGTGCTTCTGCTACAGTAGGGAACTGTTCAATGAACACCTTACGACATGCCTCAGCAATGTCCATGTGTTCTTTTTGTGTCCCATGTGCAGACCTTAAATTTATATAGTGAACCCACGATCTACATGATCCCGTCATATAGAGTTTGGTAGGAGTTGCTAACGGGAGTA